CCCAATTCGAGTAAGCTCTGGACCATGACTTGAGGCCAACAGCACTTGTATAGGTGAGGTCATCCAATCGTACCGTGGCGTCCAGCATTTGTATAGTGTGTATCGCGTCAAAACCCGAGATGTCATCACTGACAACCTGGCCGCAGCGCTTTGTCGCAATACTGAGAAAGTGTGAAAACTCTCTCATCCCCTTATCAGAGAAACTTATCCCCACCGCACTCCCGTTGTAGAATAGATTATCCTTCAACAACCTAGCAGGTTCCGAAAACAGACATGACTCTACGATTTGGTCTACTAGAGATACCGGATTTATACATCGGAATCTTCCTGTTTCGAATTTCCTACTTGGATGTGGTTCATCCTTTATGAACACACTTGAAGCATCACATAAGCCCATGTTCACCAACGCGAACGGGTCATAATCTTCTTCTACTTCGTTGTAGATATCGACTGTCAACAACATATGCAGGCGAGCTACCGACGAGAGAACTATTTGTTCTCTCACATATGTCAGAGCATCGGCATTCGTTGAATACTCGAGGTTCAATGGATACCCTGGCGTTTTATCACCAGAGACGGTATCAATCGCTAACTCAACATACCGGCGGAGATGATGATAGTCGATCTCTCTATCCGTGGGCGTGTTACGTAGTGTCAGTGGTATAGGTGAACGCAATTTTGCAATTGCTCTTACCGCTTTATCTAATATAACTTCGTCTACGGGATTGCAGCGAGACCGCTCTGTGTGAGCGGCGTAGGCTCGCAACTTTGCCTCGTTGTCACGTGGCGGATTGCGATAGTCATACACCCTAGCTAGTTGCTCTTGGGTGCAGTGTCTTCTGACGATTTCTTGCCTCTCTTGGATCGGTTTCTCCTCTTCTTTCGAGGAGGCGAAGCCTCTTGAGTTGCAAGTGCCTTGGAGAGTGATTCCTCCAATTGTCTCAGTCGCTCCTTCAATTCTGTGATAGCCACTTCTTCCAATATAGTCTTGGAGGGCTCGATATGCGAGTCCAAGACCACTTGGGTCGGCTCCGACGTAGTGACTGGTTCGTCGTCGAAGCCAAGCCGAAAATCCGGCTCAGAAGTTTCTTCATCGAAGTTCTCTTTTCCACGTCCTTTCTTCGCCCTCTTAGCGCGAGCTATAGTCTTGGCTTCCTTTGTTAGTTCGTAGAAATCAAGCATGGTGTCGTAGACGTCTTTGCCCTTGAATCCCATCGCCCTGAGTTCAATTTCTATCTTGGCCGTCTCGTCTTCAGCCATTATTTGTTCTTCGTCCCAATAGTCGTCTCTGTCTTGCAGCCAGTTTCGATCCGCGAGAAGATAGAGAATATTCTTCGTCCTGTGGTTCGCCTCGGATATGTCCAATCCA